TGCACAATGCAATCTCCTATCTCGCTAAACATGCTTGAGACCCATGGTCTCCAGCTCACTTCTCTTGTTGCACAGCTAGAAGAGAACTTCCCACCACTTAATCCCCACCCGGATGACTCACACTCATTAATTATGTACCGCTCTGGCCAACGTTCAGTGGTCGAGTGGATTCAACATCAACTCAACGAAGAGAACAATGGCTAAAAAGAATAATCAACGCAATGCTCCATCGAAACAGCCTGCACAAACAAATGCTGGACCCAATCCAATGGGACGGCCTGTTCAATCTAAACCACCTACGGTTAACCGGAACTTAAAGATTGCAGGTACTGGTGGTATCACCAAACAAGAGCTGCAAAACATTTCTAAGACCACTGATAGGTCCGGTGCTCAAGTTATTCAAAGGCTCGATGCGCTGAATCAAAAGCTCAAAGGAAGGGATCAAGTAGGCATCAGTCTTAATTCTGGTGCAGCTAATATGTTGATTCGAGAAGCCCAAAAAGAACCTGTCACCATGAAGTCGCTGTATGGTGGTAACAAACGGTTTGGTACAGGTAGAATTGGGCAACAGCTTCAAGGAATGCTTGGCACTCGTGATCGCTTTGGTGTTGAAGGGACACCTGGTACTGGACGCATGATGGGCGGCACAGCTATTCGCCCTGGTGGCCGCACAACAGTACAAGGTTTTGGTAAACAGTTCGCTGGTATGCCTACAACTGGAGAAGGTACTATGATGCCGACTACAGAAACCGCTACAGGTGCTACTGAAGAAGCTCCAATCGAATCATATGGAGAACTTCCTTTTGAAGAGCTTCCACCCGAAGAGGAGAAGGTGGATCAAATGATGCCTGGATCCTCTGCTGACCTTGCTAACTGGGCAACTGGCTTTAAGACTGCACGTAGTAGCCGTAAGCGTTCAGGTCCCCGTGCACAAGGTCTTGCATCACAACGAGTAAACCCAACTGGAGCCTTTAGAGGCGGTATGTAATGTCAGCTAAAACAAGATACGATCATCTAAGTAAGTATCGTTCCACATTTCTCGACACAGCTGTACAGTGCTCTCAGTTGACCCTCCCTACTCTTATCCAACAGGATGATGATGTGGGCAGGTCAACAAACCTTAGGTTGATTACACCATGGCAAAGTGTTGGTGCAAAGGGAGTGGTGACACTAGCATCTAAATTGATGTTAGCTCTCCTGCCTCCTCAAACCAGCTTCTTTAAGCTACAGATCGATGATTCAAAGATCGGTGTAGATCTCCCGGCAGAGGCACGATCAGACCTTGATATCTCATTCGCTAAGATGGAGAGGTCTGTCATGGAAATTATTGCAGCATCTAGTGATCGTGTTACCGTACACCAAGCCCTTAAGCATCTGGTGGTAGGTGGCAATGCGTTGATCTACATGGGTCCTAAAGGACTGAAGCTGTATCCATTGAACAGGTATGTTGTAGATAGAGATGGCAACGGTGACATCCTAGAGATCGTCACACGTGAACGCATCAGTCGTAAACTTCTAGCACCTATCCTCACTGCTGCTCTCCCTGTCAACTCTCCCGGGCAAGACGGCTCTGATAATGAGGAAGACGTAGATGTTTACACACATGTCAAACGAGACAACAATCGTCTTGTATGGCACCAGGAAGTCTTTGATAAGATCATTCCTGGCTCTCAGGGTAAGGCACCATTGGATGCTAACCCTTGGTTAGTCCTCAGGTTTAACGTTGTAGACGGTGAAGCCTTTGGACGTGGTAGAGTGGAGGAGTTCCTTGGTGACCTCCGTTCACTTGAAGCTCTTATGCAAGCTCTCGTAGAGGGCTCTGCAGTGGCCGCTAAGGTGGTCTTTACCGTATCCCCGTCTAGTACTACTAAGCCGCAGACACTCTCTGCTGCGGGGAACGGAGCCATCATTCAGGGGCGTCCCGATGATATCAGTGTAGTGCAGGTTGGTAAGACAGCCGACTTCAAGACTGCTATGGAGATGGCTAGTGTTCTAGAACGTCGCCTTAGTGAAGCGTTCCTCATCCTTAATGTAAGGAACAGTGAACGCACTACAGCTGAGGAAGTACGTATGACTCAGATGGAACTGGAGCAACAACTCGGTGGACTATTCTCGCTGCTCACTGTTGAGTTCCTTGTTCCTTACCTGAACCGTAAGCTCTCTGTACTACAGAAGACACAAGAGATCCCACGTATCCCTAAGGATCTTGTACGTCCTACGATTGTTGCTGGTATCAATGCACTTGGTAGGGGACAGGATCGAGAGTCACTAACTCAGTTCTTCACTGTCATTGCACAGACACTTGGACCTGAAGCATTGGGTACATACCTCAATGTAGATGAGGCTGTGAAGCGTCTTGCTGCTGCTCAAGGTATTGATGTACTGAACCTGGTTAAGTCCATGAGTCAAGTACAACAAGAACAAGCTCAGGCACAACAGCAAGCTATGCAAATGGAGCAACTTAAGCAAGCCCCTAACATGGCTAAGGCTCCACTGCTGGATCCCTCAAAGAATCCAGAACTACTAAACGGATCAAATGAACAAACAAACACCAACGAGATCCCAGAGATCGAACAAGAAAGCAACATCCCCGGAGGAAGTCCCTTCGGTTGACACAGTTGATGATCAAGCCAATCAAGAGAACGCTACCTACATGAAGCGTACCAAGGTTGGTGAACCCACCATCGGTCGTTCCCCCGATTTTGTCAAGACTGTAGGTCTTGGAAATCTAACCGTTATCACAGCAAATGGCAAACGAAATTACACTTAATCCGTATGAGCAAGCAGAGGGTGAGTTCTCTGCTGAAGAGCTTGATTCTCTGGCAGTTGGTGAACATCTAGCTGAAGAAGAGCAACAGCTGTTGGCTGGTAAGTACAAGTCAGCAGAGGAGTTGGAACGTGGTTACCTTGAGCTACAGAAACGCCTTAGTGGTAAAGAAGAACCTGAGGTAGAAGCACAAGAGGAAGCACCTCAAGAAGAGGAGCAACCTGAAGATAGCGATGAGGTAGATCTCTATGATACCATCATGGAGTCCTATCGTACTGGTGAATGGGATCCTGAACTTGTCAGTAAAGTCGAGGGTATGAGTCCTGTTGATGTTGCTAACATGTTCCTTGAGAAAGGTGGAGCACAACAGCAACAGGTACCACAAGCTACCTCAGATGATATTGCACAAATCCAAGAGGCAGTTGGTGGTGAAACTGAATACCAGAACATGATTCAATGGGCTGGTCAGAACCTATCTGAACAAGAGGTGGCTATGTATGATGCTGTTATGGATCGTGGTGATCCTCTTGCTATGTTCTTTGCTGCACAGGCATTGAATGCACGCTACCAAGATGCTGTAGGGTATGATGGCGAGATGCTTACTGGCAGTGCTCCACGCAACGCTGGTGATGCCTTCCGCTCTCAAGCTGAGCTGGTAGCAGCAATGAGTGATCCTCGCTATGACCGAGACCCTGCCTATCGTGCTGATGTAGCCGATAAGCTTGAACGATCCAACATTCAATTCTAACCCACCTAATGAACGACACTAACATCTTTGCTAAAGAACCCACCATGTACACCGACGAATCCTACACTGTGCCTCATAACGAACGTGCTGAACTCCTCAATGGTCGCCTTGCTATGCTTGGCTTCGTGGCTGCTATTGGCGCTTATATCGTAACTGGTCAAATTATCCCTGGAGTATTCTAATGCCTCTTAAGAAAGGCTCATCTGATAAGACCGTCTCTGCTAACATCCGTAAGATGAAGGCAGAAGGTTACCCTCAGAAACAAGCTGTTGCTGCTGCACTCAACAGTGCTGGTAAGTCCAAACCAAAGAAGAAAAAGTGATGGCCCACACTAAGGGCACCAAAGGTAAACCTTGCGGTTGTGGTAATGGCGGAAAGAAAAAGTAACGTCAGCCTTAAGATTGGTGTACACAAATCACGCACTGGTGGCTTGACAGCTGCCGGTCGTGCTAAATATAACAAGGCTACTGGCTCCAACCTGAAGGCCCCACAGCCTGAGGGAGGACCACGTAAGCGTTCCTTTTGTGCCCGTATGGGTGGCGTAAAGGGACCAATGAAAGATGAGAATGGTCGCCCTACTCGTAAAGCACTAGCCCTTCGTAAGTGGAAATGCTAAATGGCTAAACCTGGACTCTACGCAAACATCCACGCCAAGCGTATGCGTATCGCTAAAGGTAGTGATGAGAAGATGCGTAAACCTGGTGCTAAAGGAGCACCCACTGCAGCTCAATTCAAACGTGCTGCTAAAACTGCTAAAAAGAAGTAACTACCATGCCTAAAGTCGGAAACAAAGAGTATCCTTATACTCCTGCTGGTAAAGCAGCAGCTAAGAAGGCAGCCGCTAAAACCGGTAAGCCTGTCAAGATGCCTTCAACTAAGAAGGGTTACTGATCGATAGAGGTTCAGCCCCTAGCGAGTAGTGCTGAGCCTCTTTAATGAGTAGATGGAAATATAAATGTTCCTTGCTATTTTATTATGATCCCTCTTCTAACTACTCTGTCGGTGATTACCTCATGGTATGGCCCTGGTTTCCATGGTAACCTTACTGCGAGTGGATCTCGGTACAATCAAAACGGCCTTACTGCAGCGCACAAGACACTCCCCTTTGGTACACGCTTACGTGTATGTCTAAAGAGGTGTGCCGTGGTGACGGTCAACGATCGTGGTCCCTACGAATATGGTAGGAACCTTGATCTCAGTAAAGGTGCGGCTGATGTTATCGGTCTCACTGCCTCTGGAGTTGGGCGAGTTAAAGTAACACGTCTTAACTAACTTCATGACTACTGCTATTGCAGCCCCTCAGTCCCGGATTAACCCCTGGGACTCTTACTTGAACTGGGTAACCAGTACAAACAACCGTCTTTATATTGGTCACTTCGGGGTTCTCATGATCCCTTGCTTGTTGGCCGCTGCTACATGTTTTATCATTGCGTTCATTGCGGCTCCCCCTGTCGATATTGATGGCATCCGAGAGCCCGTTGCTGGGAGTTTAATGTATGGAAACAACATCATATCGGGAGCCGTCGTTCCGAGCAGCAATGCCATCGGACTACACTTCTACCCAATTTGGGAAGCTAATTCACTTGATGAATGGCTCTACAACGGGGGACCGTTTCAACTTACAGTATTCCACTTCCTCATTGGCATCTATGCTTACATGGGACGAGAGTGGGAACTTAGCTATCGATTAGGGATGAGGCCCTGGATCTTTGTCGCATACTCTGCCCCGGTGGCGGCTGCTACCGCTGTATTCCTTATCTATCCCTTTGGCCAAGGAAGCTTCTCTGATGCTATGCCTTTGGGTATCTCGGGAACCTTCAACTACATGCTTGTCTTCCAGGCTGAACATAACATCCTTATGCACCCATTCCATATGCTTGGAGTCGCGGGTGTATTCGGCGGGTCTTTGTTTAGCGCGATGCATGGCAGCTTGGTTACGTCTAGTCTTGTTCGTGAAACGACT